ATCTAAAGCTAATGCTGTTAAATCAATTTGCACTTGACATAGTTTATTAATAACAGCTTGTACAATAGCATGCGTTCCTGAAGATGCTGTAACACCTGTTAAACAATTTACATTATAATCTGCTTCTATTATAGCAACATCTGCTACAATATCATCTACTTGTTCCTGAAGATCACAAGCAGCTTGCACAAGAGCTTTTGACACATCTACAATAGAAAGATCTTTACATGTAGGTAGATATTGTTTTACAAGATCACATATTATTACAGGTGCAAGATCAATCTTCACTCCTGTACCATCTAATGTAGATGTAAGGAATGTAATCAATGCTTGTTCTACATAAGACAAAGAATCTCCTGTTTGAATTCCTAGGACAGGAACATCTATTCCTGTATATTTAACACATCTGTCAGAGACAATCTCTGTACATCCGTTATAACAATTTGAGCAAATGGACATATTATTTATTTTAAAAGATTTAAGCTATTGTTGTTGTTGTTGTTGTTGTAGTAGAACTACTTGTACTTGTAGAAGTGCTGCTAGAACTTGTAGTGGTAGTGGTTGGTACTAAAGTGGTACTAGTACTGGTTGTAGTACTAGTATTTGGTACAATAGTTATATCACAAGGTTCCTCTATACAAGGTGATGGTTCATTACATCTACTTACACATCCTGCAGTAAGTCTTATCACTCTACTAGCAATCATTTGAACAGAATACTTTGATACATAATTAGGATTGTAATATTTGTACATAAGAATTCTTCTATATCCAATTAATTGAAGTATATCACTAGAAGGCACAGATTTATTCAACATATATGAAATATTGTTGTACAAATTATTGCCAAGTTCTGCCAACTTGCAATCAATTTTTTTAAGTAAAGAAGGAATGTCCGAACATTCAGGACAGTTGGTTAGTCTTGGTGATAACATAATCAAGTTTTATTTATTTTTGAACTTTAGATGCGCAATGTGCACATAACCCATTGGTTAGTTGACATCCACATCCCACTTTAGCTCCACATGAAGTACATTGTGCCATAATTAATAAAAGTTTATTACGTAGTTATTACCAGAACAACCACAGTTGGATTTTAAAAAGCTATTTAACATATTATCTGCTTGAGCATATAATGTGTTGGATTCATATTCTGCGCAGTTATTAGCTGCTGCAATTGCTCCTTGAATAAAGAAGTTGATTGTATTTAGTTGTACACTAGATTGAGTTTTAAGAGCTCTATCACACTCCATCATATTTAATTGTAAAAACGCATTGTCAAACTTTTCTTGAAGTTTGTCAACACGTAATATTGTTTTCTCCACATAGTTTGCATATGCAGGAGCTACAGAATATCTCAATCTATACACTCCATCAGGAAGTGGTTGATTACAACCAGGTTCTGTTATTCCTAAATTAGACGATGTAAATACATTGATTTCATTAGGAACAAATGGTAATATTTTGGTTCCGAATCCTGGAATATCAATCTCAATAGATGGTGCTGACACCACTGGAGGATTGGTAGGATATACAGAAGCATCTGCAACACCAAGTGTAAGTACACTATAAGTAGGGACTACTAATATATCTAATTTTAAGTTTGCCATATTTGTTTTTAAATAAATATGCCAGAGGAATATGAGTGATATCCTCTTTCCCCTGGCATAGGTTATTTTAATAATTTATTACCTCTTCTTTATTCTTAAGGAATAAGAGTTGAAGTGGTAGTTGTAGTTGGTGCAGGTTCTCCAGTTGTAGTAGTTGTAGTTGTGATACAGTCGTTATCAAACTCTACTTCACCTAAAGCAGCTTCTAAGATATCTTGGAAATCACCAGATAAATTACCACCACCTTGAGGAACAGCAAGAATCACTGTAGAATCTTCATGAATATAATCACCCCATACATATGCAGATCTATCATATTCGTTGAATTTGATATAATATGTATCATAAGTTTCTCCATTAGATACATAAGACTCAAAGTTCTCGTTGTAACCAGCCATTCTGTATAAGTGTTTCAAGTAACCTGCTTGGTAGCTGTAGAAGTTTTTCTCTAATTGAATAATTTCTTCAGAAGTACCAGTAGCATAACTAGAACGTTGAGTGATTACAGGAGTAGCAACAATGTTACAATTATCAGCAACAATAAAGTCAGCAGTAGTAGCTGGACCAGAGTACACAAATGTTCTAAACCACATTCTGTCATATTCAAATGGGAACGCCATAACATCACAAGGTTGACCATATTTAGTTAATGGTTTTCCAGAGATACGTAAAATTGTTCCACCTACATTTTCAAATGTATAGAAAGTGTTAAAACTAATGTTGTCAGGGTTAATACCTGGAGCTTGTGCTGTTAATTTTGCAATGAATTGATCAATTAAAGCAGAAGTGTCAACAGTGTCACAAGGATCACCACCACAATCACAACAAGGTGCTTGTACAGTTACTGAACGAGTGAAACCATTGAAGTACAATGTATCAATGTAAGAAGAGTGTGCTCTTAAAGTTAATGTCACAACATCTCCACATTTTACATCCCAACCATCAACATCAGTTATCTGAGTTGCAGGCGTAGAACATCCTCTAACTGCATACCATTCAGTTACGTTACTTTTACAAGAAGATCCATTAGGACATCCAGAAATTTTATCTGAACGTTTAGATCCTTGAAGATAAGTGTTTTGTCTTCCTTGAGCGATGTAAAAATAAGGAGCAGCAGCAATGTTTAATGCTGTAGCTGCGGTATAATCGTTTTTGAAAATACCAACTTGACCAGCTGTCAAGTCTTGTGTCGAACCAGAGCTAGGGATCGATGATTGCCCCACTGGCACCACGAATACCGTGGTTAATGAAAAATCAGCCATTTTATTTATTTATTAAGTTAAAAATTTATTCGTTTGTTTGTATTCTGAATTGAGCACTCTGAGCTGCAGATGCATTTTCAGTATACATTGCTAGATTTTGTACTGTTAAGTCTAACAATTCATCCTCTAAATATAATTCAAGTTCACAATCTTGATCAACTGATGGATTTCCATCTAACATTATATATCCTGCTTTGTTTATATATTTAGGATATCTCATGTACATTATGTAAACTTTTGTTGGAGTGAATGTACCATCTGTAAAGTAACTTATCTCATCTGATGACAAAGAATTGAATGTTTCTTGATATTCAAAACTTGGTTTGTAATGATCATTGTTTAATATAAACTGAAGATCACCATGTTTTGCAAGATCTCGATTAATCCAAATCTTTCTATCCTTACATCTTCCTTTATCTGCCAATAGATATGAATCTACATAGAACATATATTTTGGCTCAAGTTCATGTACATATGTACACCATTGATTTAATTCAGAATTCTTTAATGTAAGATCTAAAGGCTGGTGATTATAATTCATTATAAGACTTTGTAGGTCTTCATAACGTTTTTTAAATGAATCCATCCCTAATCCACTAGGTACACTAAGACCATCAATTTTTTGTTTTATCAACTTAATCTGAGCCTCATTCAAAGCTAAGATCTTGTCTTCTAACTGAATCTGTTGGTGCTCATTAGTTGATAGTTTATTTAGTTTCTGATCGATCTTATATAATAAACTATCTACTGGTATCATATTCTTTTATATTTATAAACTAGCTCCTTATACAGAAGCTAGTTTTTTAGTTTTTAATTTGCCTTCTAATATTAATAACTCATCTTGGTTATCATCATCAGCAAGGAATTTAATTAAATCTTCTTCATCTGTAGCCACCTCAAACTCACCTTCATAAACCTTACCATTTGGTTTCACTCTATAAATAGAATGTGTGATAGCTTGTTTTACTAAATCTTTAATATGGAGTAAACTTTCTTTCATTTCAGCAAATCTATTAAAAACTTCAATTGGATTCAATCCTGAATACTTACCATTCTTGAATTCTGTTTGTTTCAATATATTATCTACTAAGTTGTACACCACTTCTTCTTTTGTATCTTCTGTAACTGGAAGTCCTAAAAGTCTTGCAACTTTTTTCTTCTTATCAGGAGTCATAGAATCAAACCTAACAATTGCTTTGTTAATCAATTGTTTTTTCTTGAAGATCACTGCATTCTCTATCTCATCATCTACTACATAAAACTGTGTATCTGCTGGATATTCTCCTCTTTCCCACGCTTGGTAAGAAGATGCAATAGTTGGATGTACTCTCAACCATGAAAAGGCTATTTCTTGGAAAGCATTTGATAAATCAAAATAGTTATCACCATCCATTAATTTAACTGCTTGTACGTGAGTTTGATCATCTGGAGATAATGATAATCCATAGTTCCAGAATTTAGAACGTGGTCCAAGATCAATATCACCAATTTCATTCTCAAGTTTTTTTCTAAGAGCTGTTACTCTTTCAATCTCAAGTTGTCTTTCAGTATCATCTTTAATACGTTTGATGTAAGCAGCGTCTGGATCAAGTCCTGTTCTATACTTACCATCTAATTCTTTATAAGGATATTTGAATACACCTGTTCCAGGGATTCTAGTCATACCTTTTTGTGCTAACCCACTATCCATTGTTTGTAATTGAGAACTATTATATTCTCTCTTAATAGTAGAAATTTTGCCTGTTTTACCCATCGTAATTTAATATTTAGTTATTATTGGTTTATTATTTATGTTTTCTTCTAGTGTCAGTCATTATTTTATGACAATTAGCACATCGAACTTCACATTTATTTATTTCTTGTTTTAATTTTTCAATAGACCAAGAATCTTTTACACCTACAGAAACACAATCTATTTTAGTTCCTCTAACATGATCAAATTCTAAAACTCTTATATCTGAATTTCCACAATCTACGCAAGGATGTGTTTTTAGATAATCTAACACCACTTCTCTATTTCTAGCTTTGCTTTTATTAACAGAACCAATTCTTATTTTTTTATACTCTATGTCTTTTCTTTTAGTACTAAAATGTTCTAAATTTTTATCATGTTTTAAATAATAATAGACTGAGCTTAAATTACAATTTAGAAGTTCAGCAATTTCTCTATATTTTTTGCCTTCACTTCTAAGTCTGAGTATAGTTTCTTTTTTACCCATATGTAGTTATTTAATAATATTTGGTTTAATTAGTAGAGTGGTCCCATCGAAGGAACCTGATCCTGGATACTATCCATATCAAACACTCTTGTTTATTTTTTTAAAGTGCAGAGCTAAGGCAAATGCTTAGTTGGGCACTATACCTAAAACTGTCCAAACTAGTTCCTGCTTTCGCTGTCTAGAATTTTGTTCTGTTTTAGGGTTGAGAATCATCCCCTCGTAGGAGGGAGAGGAGTTGAGGGGACTCATCTCGGAAAAAAGAGATGTGTGCTGTTCTATTATGGGAAGCATCACATCTACATTTTCGTTATTAGAATTGTGGGATTTCCTCAATCAACACAGTTCTAGAAAGATCTTCGATAAATACATCACATCTGTCTTTCATCCAGATTTCGTATCCTGGGAATTTGTTAGCAGAACTCATACCTTGAGACTTAGCAAAACCTAAGTGATGACGAGTACCATCAATGTATCCCCATGTCATAGAAGGAGCACCTTTCATACGTACTTCTCTAATGTTGTTTATCATTGAACCATCAGACATTGGAGAAACATCAAACACCATAAATACTGGAGTAGATTTTTTGTTTTGTCCAAACTCTAAGTTAGTTTGTGGTAAATCTAATTCTTTTAAGTGGATCAATTCAACTCTACCAGTCTCACGAGTTACCATTGCATCAAATGCAAAGTTGTAAGTGATGTGTTGTCCTTCTCCTTGTAAATATCTGTTTCCAGAATCAGCCATGAAAGTAAGACCAGAATTTAATGCATCATTTTTAAGAGCTTGTTGGAACACGTCAAAACCAGCCTCATTAGTATACATTTTAACACTTCTATCTTTTACGTCCACACGTCTGTAGAATAAATCTCCAAATACAGAACGGATTAAGTTAGCAGAGAACTCACCTCTGTTGTATTGTACTAAGTTACCATTGTTACGCATTCTGTGGTAAACACCAGCAGATGTACGTTTTAATTCTTGTTTAGAACCATTAGTTTTAACTGTACCAGGCTTAGCCCAAATCATACGTTTAACTTTTAATTCTAACATAGACTTACGCATCCAGAACTCAATAAACGGTTCCCATTTAACATCATTACGAGTTAAAGGTAATTGGTTTCTTCTTTGTGGAGCATATACTAAGATGTCTAATGGTTTACCAGAAGCATCTCTCATCATTTTGTCATCAGCCCACTCAGTGATTTTGTGCTCATATCCATATGCAGAACCTAAAGATTCGAACATAGTGATTTGCTCACCTAATCTAGGAAGACCTAATAAATCTTGGTCAAACTCACCAATTGCAGCATCAACTAATTCTAATTCAACACCATATTGTAAGAATGTAGGATTTACAAAGTCAACTGTTGGATTGTCAGTTACTAATGTAAATGTGTACAAGAATCCCATGTTCCATGGTTGTGGATCTTTGATCACGTAAAAACGTGGACCATATTGACGTGTACCTACAGAGACGATAGCATTTTTAGAGAACTCGTTAGTATCTAATACTAAAGTGAATTCTTGACCATCGATACCTGTTTTACCAGATGAAATTAACTCTTGTGTGGTAGAAGGAATGTCAATAATTTTTGGGAATTTGTAAGGTACTGCTACTTGCCATTTCCAAGCATCACTGTTATTATCAATGTAATACGGTGTACTCTTGTTAATCATGTCCAAGAAGTCGTTACTGTACAATGAGCTCTGAGTATATAAAGAGATGATCTTTTTATCATAATCTGCAGGCTCAGTAGAGTGAAAACTCTCTAAGTGGTTAGAGTCTGTAAGTTTTCCTACTGCACGCTTATCCATAGATGCAACACGAGCGTAAGTAAAACCTGTTAACCCAGGGATTGTTTGAATTGCCATTGTTATTCGTTTTTGTTATTAATTATTTATTTTTGTTATAAAAACCATGAATTAGGTTTAGTTCCTGAACTACTAGCTGTTTTAGCTTTAGTCACTTGTCTTGCAACTTCTCCAAACAGTTCGTTAGATTTTTTTGTAACACCTGTTTTTTGTATAGTTGATAATGTAGGATCTTTCTCTAACATCTTCATAAGAAGACCTAACTTAACTTTCATTGCATGATTCTCTGGTCTCTTCATATCCAAGATAGCACGATCAAAGTCTGTTAGTGTTTCTCCTGAAGGAGTTTTCCACTTATCAACTAATAAGAAGTCTTGTAGTTCTGTTGCTAATTTTGGATTGATAGGAATACCATCAAACTCTTTTGCTTTTACTTTATCTTGTAAAATAGTTTGTACGTTATTTACGTATTGCTGTCTAATAGCTGCTTTTTGTTGTAATTCTTGTTGAGACTTAGCTTCCATTTGTTGAAGCTTAGCTGCTTCTTTTTTAACTAACACCTTGTGATGTTTGTTTGCTACAGTTTCAAGATCACCATAATTTTTAAGTCTTTCAACTTCTGTTTCTATATCTTCAGGATCAAAACCTTGATCAGCTAAAGCTTGTTTGATAACTCTGGTTTGATTCATCTCATCAGAAAGATCCATCTCAGCAAAGCTAACTATTTCGTTATATGTTCCAAAATACTCCTTAGGATTTACTCCTTTTACAAATATGGCTTCAAAAGCTTCTTGGTAATCTTCTCCAAATTGTGCTATGAAATTTTGTACCATTTCAGAGGCACCTTTTTTCTTCTCTTCATTAAATCTCTCTAAGAACTCTTCTGCTGTAGAGATTGGTTCTGGATCTTCATCTTCATCATTGGTGAATACACCTAATTTGTAAAGATCATTTGCAAGAGCAGTGAATTGTGTTCCTTGTGGTTCATCATCTTCATCAGCAGCAACTTCTGTAGCTTTTGCAGGTTTTGCTGGAGCAGAATCTTCTTCTTCATCATCATCATCAGAATCACTTAAGAAATCAGATATTAAAGATTGTCCTTCTTGTTTCTCTTCGTCTGTTTTACCATCAACGCTTTTAGGAGGAACAATATCCTTACCTTTTGGTACTGCTGGTGCATCTGGTGCAGCAGGAGCATTTGCATCTTTTATGATTGGTGTAACATCATCAGGATTAGAAGATGCTGTCTCAGGTTCGAATAACCCTTGAAGTAATTCTTGGTTACCCATACCCATTTCCATAGTATCCTGGATACTAAAGTTACCCATAGTTTCTAAATTATCAGCCATATGTAGTTGTATTTATGTTTGGTTTATTATGTAAAAGTATAATAAGAGTTTTTAATATCAAAGGAATATACATCAATGTGGTCCAATTTTCCAGATAATATAGCATTAATGTTATTTACCCCTCCGAAGAGGGGCAACTTTTTTAACCTTTTTTGTTATTTCTACCCTTTGCATTCTCCTTAGCAACAGCAAGATCGTTTGCCATATTCTCTCTAGCTACAGCAATTTTCTCCATTTCTATTTGCTTCTTGTCGCTAGATTCTTTTGATTTAACTTGTATCTCTTGCATCTTTAATTGATATGCTTGAGCAGCTTTAGATTGATCATTTGATAATTTACTAACTTCTAAAGCATCAGCCACTCCTGAATTATCAACATCTGCTGCTGCATTTTCATTTCTACCTAATGCGTTAATAAGAGCAACTTCTTTTTTATTGATTCTATCAAGTTCGTTTTGGTAATCCTCATGAGCTTGATCAGCTTGTTTCATTTGAATAGCTTGTTGCATTTGAGCTTGTGCTTGTTGAGCTTGTTGTTCAAGTTTTTGTTGCTCAAGTTGTTGAGCTTGTTGTTGCATAGCAAGTTGTTGGTCTCTAAGATCTTTGAATGTTTTCTTCATTTCTCTCATAGACTTAGTGCTATAAAGTTCAATAACATCGTATAATGAACCACCATTCTGCATCAAAGGTTGTGCCAATTGTCTTAATTCATTAAACATTTGAGTGTCTTCTGGTCTATTAGTTAAGAACACTTTAAGATCTCTAAACTTAAGATCTGATCCATTCACTTGTACAAATGCAGATTCTCCTTCATTTGTAATGTATGAAAGCGTACTCTGTGGTTTAGAACTTTCTACATATAATGCAGCATCAATAATAGCTTGGTATAATTGACCCATTACATATTCATGTGCTATAAATAAAGGTTCTGTTTGAGAATAAGATTGTTGCACTGCTGTATTAACTCCTGTAGCACTTTCTGATGCAGATACAGATCCCATACGTTGTCTTGACATACCTATAAGTTCCCAACATTCAGCTTTCATTTGTTGAGCTAGTGTATATCTAGATTGTATCTCCTGTGTACGTGTAAGATCAAGAGATGTAAATTGATTAAATGAACTAGGAGCTTTTAAGTTCTCTGGAGAGTCATCAATAAACACCACACCTCTGTTACGTGCTTCCATTTCCCATATGTCAAGAGCATCTTGCGCATCTCCATCTTTAGGAATAGGAATATGTCTTAATGACATAAGTTGCACTTTACCAACTTCTTTCTCTAATAGTTTGTACAATTGGTTCATACAAACATTATATATCACTTGGAAAGGTTTCATTAAGTCTACCAAAGATCTAGCTTCTGTATTCTTCACCTCATATGTTGTACCTATAATAGGACAGTAGTTCAATAACTTAAATGGTTTAATGTGATAGATGTCTGGTCCAATCTTAGTTCCTTGATACCATTCATTAATCCATCCCCATTCTAATGATTGTTGTGTAGGAATAGTTCCTGATTTGTAAGTTTCATCAACAAGCATAGATTGCTCATTACCCATCTCATCAATATAGATAAGCTTACCTATTTTTCTTTTAGAGATCCAATAACTACGTACAACAACATACTTGTAACCAAATGAGCTTACGTTATTAGTAAGTCCTAAGAAGTCTTTAAGTCCATCATTATTCTCTTTCATCTCTGATTCAATAATCATACGAGTTTGAAGAACTAATGGGTCAAATGTATCATACATTACAGAATCTTGTCCAGGAATAGCATCTGGATTACCAAGATTTGATTCACGTACATTAATTAATCCATAGTCTTGTAATGATGAGCGTAAGTGGTCAATCTCCTCTTTCGTAAGATCTGGTATGCTTTCAATGATCTCCGAAAGCTCCATAACTTGTACTGTACCAGCAGCATAGGCTCCCTGAGCTCTACCTGTGGGATCAGATATCCATTTTCTATCAGGAGTGGTAAGAAACCAAGTGTTCTTTGGGTTAGCCACTTCGATGTTGAAACCAAGTTTTGAGTTGTCTTCATATATATGGTAAAATTCTCTTGCAGATATTAACATGTCTCTGAAAGCATCTTCAGATTTTTCTTTTAAATTAAACTCAGCTTTCTGACATGTAAGAATGTGATTAGCCCATTTCTCAGCAACAGATGTATAGCTATCTAACTGATCTTGAACTTGTTCCATTGTCATTTGCTCTAATTGTTCAGGATCAACTTCTTCTCCTGCCATTGCTGCTTTTGCAAAAATTTGTTGTTTAACTTGATTGATTACATATTTCTGTAAAGTTTCTGTTTTAAATTGTAACTCTTCAGCTTGACTGTCATCATCAAAAGCTTTCACTCTAAATGTATCAGGACGTTTAGAAATCTCTCCTACCAACTCATTAACAGGAGTGGTAATAATAGAATACATTTTTACATAAGCAGGAAGTTCTAAATCAGATGTTAACACATCTGTAAAGCTTCTCACCTCTGGTTCTTGGTAGAAATCCTCCATACGTAAGATTCCTTTCATAAGATCATAATTCTTGACGAATGTGTCTCTATTCTTAATGTACTCAGCATATGCTTTGTTGGAGAAATAATCCATAGTATTTTTTATCCAACTCTCATCTTGTTTCTCCTTTTCAGTTTTAAACTGATCTGGAAAGATGTTTAAATAAGCATACCTAATGGTAGCATCTTTTGTATATCTAATTATTGCCATTTTATCTAAACAATTTACTTTTTGGTGTGTTAAACATTGTTCTGCTCTCTGTGAACAGCGTATTCTTTTTGTTCTTAGTGAACATTGATTTAATTCTTACATCTTGCTCTCCACCTATTTTACCCATTACAGGATCTAGTTTCATAGCAAGAGCTATTGCAAGTTCTGCAGCAATGATACGGTCAAAGTTACCTGATTCATTATACTGGATCATCTCCTCTAATAAAACAGGGTCAAATATCTTTGACATACCTTTTATCTCTGATATAATGTTCCCATCATCATCTTTCTCTATATGTATAGCTTCTTCTGTATATTTCTTAAGACATCCATGTAAGAAGTCTCGTATTTTCTCAGAAGATCTGTGTATTCCATAATCCCTTCTAACTGTGGTGTTTGGAACTATTTCTTTTAACCAATCTGGTTGTCTTTCTAAATAGTGAGCATCTCCTTTAGATATCATGTAGTCTATAAAGGAGATTTCATCATTCTCACATAATGTACGTGCATTGTAATATTTGATAAGGTAGCGAGCTTGTTCTTCCCATGTTTCTTTCTTATCTGGTCTAGCACAATAACTAGCTACAAACATATCTTGATACTTCTCTCCAGAAATAGCATGCATACGTTTGTATATATAGACAGATCCTAATGAACTTGAATATGCAGACTTACCTTGTCTGTAGGGGTCAACTCCTGCAACATATAATCCATATGGAGGAGCATCAATAGGAAACTCATATATCACTACAGGAGCATCTTTCATGTCTGTATTTTTTAATGGGAAGTTTGATATAGGTAGTTTATCTGTAAACTCATGTTTAACACCATTCCCATCATCATATAAAATAACAGGTGTTCCTGTTCTTTCTTGAGCTAATAGTCTGGATTTCTGACGTTTAGCTGCTTCAATATCAAATATATTTGTATCTTCATTCAAGAATATGTCATCCACTTCTTGTGGGTAGTACATCTTCTCTTTTAGATAGGCCATTCTGTCACCAGCTTTTTTAAGTTTCTCTAAATTACTGTTAGTGATTTCTGTAGCTTTCTCTTCATTAGACACCATCATCTTCACTTCATGTAAAGAAGAACCTGCTGGTCTTTCTAAGAAGGCACCAAGAGAACTCTCCTCTTTGGCTTCCATTCTATATTTGTGAGAGATGAATAATCCATGCACTCTCTTTTCATCCTTTGCATTGTTATACTCCAAGAAGTTAAAATTCTCAACATCGAACATTAAGCTCTTTGCATCCATAAACTTCTTCATATCTCCACCTGTACCTGTAAGAATTGGAGAACATCCCCAACCAAATGGTGTTGTAAACCCAGGAATAGCAGCTTGAAGACCACGTAAGAAACTTCCCTTACCTATTTCATCAATAATAAGCCTTCTAGGCTTAGTACCTGCAATAGCCTCTTCATT